GAGTGTGGTAGTGGGTACTATATAGACTACCATGACCAGGATAGCCAATGCGGTCACATTATGTAGTTGACTATGTAGCAGCTGTGTAGTATTCGCACGCGCACGCGTTAATAAATAGTAGCTATAAAATTAATTTAAAAATAATTAAAATAATATTGAACTAATCCGAAACACTATTGACTAAGTAATACCACAACAAACAACACACTACTAAATAGGAAATACAGATATGACAAACAAAATAAACTTAAAAGACCGCAACACTATCGAACTGCTAAAAAGCGCAGTAATGACTAAACAGTCTGATATCAAAGAACAGCGCAGAGCGAAAGAAGATTTAAGCGATCTAGACTTTTATAGGTATGAGCAGGTAATAGCAGAATATGCGTTATTGGAAGCGCAGTTAAGACTAGAATGGCGTCTAGCATTTAATAAAGAATTCACTGACCAAGATGACCCCATTGAAGTTAAAAAGGATAAACTCGAAGCAGATATTTGTAGGTTAAATGTTGATAAGGCGCAACAGAATCTAGACATAGCAGACTCAGACTATAGACTGGCATTGTCGCAAAAATAATAACTAGCTAGTTTATCAGGTAGCATTGGCGACAGTGTTACCGCATAAACTAACTACAATGACACATAGGTGATAACAATCATGATTACTACGCAATGGGTTATAAAGACACTAGGCAAAAAACGATTAGCTATGATTGAAGATATATCCGTAGAGTGTGGCGTGATAGACATAATGATGTTTGACAATTACGCTAATTCTGAAGGCGAGACAATGGTTATAATTGACTATGGTTTCCATGAAACAAATAAAACTGATTTAAAACGCGAATTAATCAGCAGAGTAGATCAAATGAGAGAGGTGACACAATGAATAGCGCACTAGTACGCAAACAAAAACGCCAGGCCAGGATAGACTTTCTAGTCTCTGTAATTGGGTATAGCACCATAGCAGCCATCAATTACTTGCTGTTTACTGGCGTTTTCTTTATGATCAACAATCCACTATCGACAATAATTAACTAGGGAGTTAATGCAATGCACAACATAACCAATAGCGAAATAAAGCAGAGCAATTTAATAAACGACAATGCTAAACAATGGGCGCTGGATCATATTGACTATCTCAATAAACCAATGCAGTTTTTCGGCAGTAGTACAAAGCTGGAAAAGGGGTCAGATAAATACGATAGCTATGTAATGTATTTACAACCCGCTGATAAAGTATCAGTAAAAACGCTCTGTTCATTTGCCGATAAAGCGGGATGCAAAGAACCATGCCTAATCGATAGCGGTCAATTGGGAATGTCTACCGGACAGAATGCCGCAACAAAGCGCACTATATTAATGCTATTAAGACCAGACTATTTCAAGTCTAAAATATTAGCAGAAATTGATAAAGCAGAGCGCAAAGCATCAAAGCCTAATCAATTACCCGCATTATTCCGATTGAATGGTACTAGTGATTTAGATTTTAGCGATATATATAAAGCGCGACCAAATAGCCAGTTTTATGATTATACAAAGGAATTGTCGCGCGTCCGTAAAAATACGCTTGTAAACTATGATTTGACATTTTCTGGCAGTATGTACAGTAAGCAAAGTAGGGCGGCATTGCGTAAAGCAGTTACAGCGGGTCACCGCATAGCAATGGCATTTAATACAAAGCTAATTGCAAGTGATAGTTTAACAATACCAGATAATCTATCTAATTTTGATAAAACTGATTTGCGGCATCTTGACGATAAAGTTATTGGCGCATTGACGCGCAAAGGCAGCAATAAAAAGCAGCGCGCTTACGATGATGCACACAGCAATAGTTTTTTTGTTACTAGTGCCAATCTAAAGCAGTTTAAAGACATAATTAAAACAGTAGAGGTTTAACATGTATACAATGACTAATGACGATATAAAGGCATATTATGACGGTAGTAATATCACACTGGCAGAGTTATCAGCAATAACGGGTAAAACTGTAAAGCAATTAAAAACAATTTTAATGGAGCGGTAGAACAATGACAGAATATAACGACGGTACTGGTCAATGGCATTCTGAAACAATGGCACTATATGCAAAAAAGGATAGTGACAGTCTAATTTACATATTGCGCGATTGTCACCAAGCTATTTGTGCTAATCCAGAGAATCCCAAATGCGGGCAATATCAAGATCAAATGCATTATGCGGGCATGGAATTAAAGAAGCGCGGGTACGAGTTTATAATTAAAGAAAAATGCATTGCAGAGACCAAACTATTACAAACTACATACTTTGCTAATAGTGCTAATCAAAAAACATTAGCAGAGCATTGGGCGCGATTGCGTCGAGAATATCCCGCAATAGAGAGGGCTGAGTAATGAAAACAGAACCATATAAAACAGAGTGCGATAATTGCGGCCAATTAAATTGTGACGGCTTATATTATTCCAACATTAATTACATAGGCGAACATAAAATTTGTGATGGCTGTTTAAAACAGATTAAAAAAGACAATAAAGAAAACTAATTTCCCCTAGTGTTGTTGCAATCCTTTACCCTAGTGTCACAGCTAGGGTTTTTTTTGTCTGTAATATGCCGAGCTAATATAAGCCGTTTTAAGCCTATTTAGTTGCAGCCTATACCCTAGCACCAATAACCAGGTAAACTCTGTTAAAACGCATTCTATGGCGTTCTATGGCGTATTACTGTGCAGCACAGCGTTGTTTGCTATTGTCGCCAGTGTTTAAACTTTGTTTAACTTGTTTCCCGTAATAGAGAGACAACAGAGAGACAATAGAGAGACAATAGAGAGAGAGCAGAGAGAGTTTAAAACGTGACCGAAAAGCTGATTTGGGTCACAAAATAGGCTTGGGAGAGTTGAACCACTGGGGAGAGTGTTGTCAAATGCTACGGAACTTTTTAACCAAGAGAGAGGTGACAATGCGAGAGAGTAACTTTGCATTTTTCAGTGATATAGAAGACAACGACACCAGGACTGCTGCTATCAATGAATTTGTTGATATAGTGCAGAGTTTACCATATAGATGCGGTGTTGAAGTGTTAACAGCGATTAGAGAGAGGGTGATTCTGGACTATATAGTCAATAATAGCGTTGATATAGATGTTTAAGAGGTAATTATTAATTATTAACATTAAAGTGCTTTAAAAAGCGTTTAAGAAACTATATAGTGCAATATTCTATCATAAATTAAGGAAATTTTAAAGATGGGACGAAAGATAAGGTATTATCGCAACGAAACTACAGACCCTAGACTAGTGAAGGGTAAACTGTATACAATGCACGTGTTAGCTAAACTGGTTAAACAGTCACCGACTACCATAAGAAGTAGAGTAGGCACTGGCGACACTGTTACTGATGAGCATTTTATCAGTAAGAAAGTAACACGTTCAATATGGCCTGTATTCGAGACAGAGACGCAGGAAAAATCATCACAATGGCTAAGGAGAAAGTTATAATGTTTAAAAAATATATGTTAGAAGGAACGCTAGACCCTGAGATACAAGCAGTCTTTAAAGCGGCAGCAGATATTAGCAATGGTGTTTTTAGCTTGCAAGAGGCTTCTAATCACTATAAGGTACACCCGTCAGTGATTGTACAGTTCATCGCTGAGAGTACAGAGTATGATATGATATTCAGTAAATTCACTGAGGAGAAACAGTAATGGGCAGAAACTGGAATGGTAGTTGTGAGGACTGGTTGCATGGTGATGAGCCATATGGTTTTGATTTGCCAGACGCAGACGAATACCCGCCTATGGAGCAATGGGAGATTGATGAGGCTAAGGCTGAGATATTGGCAGATAACGAACGTATAGAGGAGAAATTAAAATGATGTTATTCGGTAGAATGCTAAGTGTAGAGTTAATTAACGGTTGCGGTTTATTTCTGGAGTTTGCCGACAGTAGAGCAGTGTGGGTGTATAACAGAGAGACTGAGCAGACTGAGGCTATGCCCTTTGAAGGGATATTGTTGCATCTACCCTTTGTACTGATTAGCTATGGCAGGGTATATGAGGAGGTTTTGTAGTGGCTAAAATACATCAACCATGCCCTGACTGCGGTAGCAGTGACGCGCTACAGATCAACGACAACGGCAGTACATTCTGTCACAGTTGTCATAAATACACGCCCAGTAGTCAGGTTAGAGAGGAGACTTGGAATATCTCTGTGCCAGTGTCTACTGAGCCAAAGGCTAAACCAGACTTCAGTGCAGTGGAGAGAACACTGACTACAGGTAACTATCAAGCTATTGTCGATAGAGGTTTAACCACCGCCACCGCCAAAACCTACGGAATCCTGGATCAGCCTGATAGAACCTATTTTGCCTACCATGACCCGTCAGATGCTAATGTGCCTATTGCGGCAAAGATCAGACTGCCCGACAAAAACTTCTACAATGTTGGTAACTGGGCAGGTACTGGTCTATTCGGTCAACAGCTATTCAATGGCGGTGCTAAGTACATCACCATTTGTGAAGGCGAATTCGATGCCGCAGCCGCATATCAGATGCAAGGCAGTAAGTACCCATGCGTCAGTGTCAGGAATGGTGCAGGAGGTGCGCTTAAAGATTGCAAAGCCGCCTACGAATATCTGGATAGCTTTGATGCCATTGTCATATGCTTTGATGCAGATGAGGCAGGTACAAAGGCCGCGAGAGAGGTTGCAGAGTTGTTTGGCGGTAAATCAGCCATTGTGAAGCACACCAACGGCCATAAAGACGCTTGCGACTACCTGAAGGCCAATGATACCAGAGAATTCATTGCCGCGTTCTGGGCAGCAGAGAAGTTTGTGCCAGATGGTATCATCAACGGTGCTAGTCTCTGGGAAGAAGTTAACAAGCCAGTAGAGAAGGCCGCAGTGCAATACCCGTGGGCTGAGTTGAACAAGCTAACCTATGGCATCAGGGAGGCTGAATTAGTCACCATCACGGCAGGTTCAGGACTAGGTAAGTCTCAGTTTGTGAGAGAGATAGTGTGGCATATTCTCAAGCATTCTGAGGATAACATTGGTCTACTATTCCTAGAGGAGAATGCACGTAAGACTGCGCTATCGCTAATGTCTCTGGCGGCTAACAAGCCGTTGCATCTACCAGATGTAGAGAGTACGGAGGAGGAGCGTTGGGAAGCCTTTGAGACTACGATGGGTACTAACAGACTCTACCTATTTGACCACTTTGGTAGCACCAGTGTTGATAACATCATTGCACGTTGTCGCTACATGGCTAAGGCGTTAGACACAAAGTTTCTGTTTCTAGACCACGTTAGTATTGTTGTGTCAGCGCAGAGCAACGGTGATGAACGCAAGGCTCTTGATGAAATCTGCACCAAGCTGAGAATGTTAGTGCAAGAGACAGGCATAACATTGTTTATGGTTAGTCACCTGAAGCGGCCAGACGGTAAAGGCCATGAGGAAGGTGCTGTGAGCAGTCTATCGCAACTCAGAGGCTCCGCATCCATTGCACAGCTATCTGATATGGTGATAGGGCTAGAGAGGAATGGTCAGGCTGATGACCCTGTAGAGAGAAACACAACCCATGTCAGGGTGCTAAAGAATCGCTTCTGTGGCACTACAGGCAAGGCAGGTGGGTTGCTATTTGACCAAACTACAGGTAGAATGACTGAAATTAAAGAAGAAGGTCTATAACGTGGAGACTAACAATGTGGATACTACCAAAGAACTACCCACTGTCATCGCATTTTGTGCAGGATATGGTGGAATCGAAAGAGGACTTGACCTTGCAGGGCTTGAACATAGAGTCATCGCTTATGTGGAGATCGAAGCCTATGCCATTGCAAACCTGGTGTCGAAAATGGAAACAGGACAGCTACCTCCCGCACCTATTTACACGGATATTAAAACCTTCCCATCAGAAGTGTTTCGAGACAGAGTTGACATCATCACTGGCGGTTATCCCTGCCAACCTTTCTCAGCAGCAGGAAAGCGCAAAGGAGGAGATGACCCAAGACACCTCTGGCCGTACATCAGAAAGCACGTTGAAACAATTAGACCTGTTCAGTGCTTCTTTGAAAACGTCGAAGGTCACATCTCGCTTGGACTCAACAGCGTCATCAGCGACTTGGAAGAAGATGGTTACAGATGCTCGTTCGGAATATTCTCAGCGCGTGAAGTTGGCGCACCACACCAACGAAAGCGAGTTTACATCATGGCCAACCCCTGCGGCAAGGGACTACAAGGGAGCAGTTCTTCCAGAAACACTGGCGGCAAAGAACAGGAACCCAATGACAAACTCGCTACCAGACGCAGTTCAACACAAGTCGGGGCGTGGCCAACTGAACCCAGAGTGGGTAGAGTGGTTGATGGGTGTACCAACAGGGTGGACAGAATTAGGCTCTTGGGAAACGCAGTAGTCCCACAGACAGCCGCAAAAGCATATTCAGTTTTAAGCGAGAGGATGTTATAATGAGATGCATAGCGTGTAACAAGGCTTTATCGGACTTTGAGTCTACTAGGAAATCTGCAATCAGCGGAGAGTATTTAGATATGTGCAATGACTGCTACTTTTACACTGACGACATTGACACTATCGACAGAGAAGACTTACGATCAGAAGCAGACACAGTAATGGAGAGTCAAGAATATGAGCAAGATTGGCAGTTGGATAAGTGAGACACAAGAGAGCAAGGCTCAACTAGCGTACATAAATCCGTACAACAGACACAGCAACAAAGACACCACAGCGAGGCAATACTATGTTGATTACGTTGGACATAGAAACAAATACCAGTCACGACAACATCTGGGTAGTGGTTACTCAGGACGTTGACACTGGCGAGGTGCTAGAGCATTACAACTCTTACACCCTAGAGCCTGTGCTGCTCAACTGTGAAGGCGTTATAGGCCACAACATCATAGGCTTTGATGCGCCAGTGCTAGAGAGAGTGTGGGGAATACACATTCCAGTAGACATTCTAATAGACACTCTGGTACTCAGCAGACTATACAACCCTTCTCTGGAAGGCGGCCATAGCCTGGATTCTTGGGGCAAACGCTTTGGCGATCCTAAGATAGACTTTGATGACTATGACGGTGGACTAACACCAGAGATGGTGGACTACTGCATACAAGATGTAGCACTAACAACTAGGCTG